CTTTCGATCCGAGCTGAGCAAGCATTCTATTCTTATCGGGCTGTTTGCGGAGGTCAATACCACAGACCTCTGCTAATAAGTCCTCGAGAACAGAAGCTATACCCTTCTGGAATAACATATTCAGAATGGGCTCAGTGCATATGGTACGGCTTATTTCCGTCGTCTTAGGTACAAAACTGAGGCGACTACCCTGAACTATATCAGCTTCCCTAAACTTCGATCTAGTAGACTCAACGCTAGACCAAAGCGGGTCACATGAAATAGCTTGCACGTATAATTTGTGCAATCGATGGTTTGTGGCCGTCATTCGGGAAGTACCAATTTTCGAAAGAAAATCGGTACTATAACTCCCTATGTTGGCTCCGTTCCCTACACTAAAACGAGAGGAGATCTCAGCAAGCGTCAAGCGTCTAAGATTACCAGACTCTTGATTACTCGGAAAGAATAGGCGATAGATAAAATCCTTCGCCTCTCCAATAGCAATAGCTTCAGAAACAGTAAGGCTGGTTGTACCAAGTGTGAACGCTTTACACTGTTCGTTAATTTTAAGGAACAATGATAAGGCATTGGACTCTGCAGAAGCTGAAGGCCCGTCGGTGAATTTCTTCATCAGACTGGCACGAAGTGACTGCATTGCTTTTTGCCTAACGTTCATATCTGGATAGGGACTAATCGCCCCATTCCAACCGGCCATCCGCAAATCATGATCAAGGCAGAAAGGTAACTCAACAGCGAAATCTCGCATGTATAGCTCCTATCCAAACAGCAAACTCGAAACGCGGAAGATAGAGCAAAGACTAGTTAGACGACACCCGAAACAGCGGTATCGCCGACACCAGCCGATTGCTGAACTAACGCGCCAAAGTGAGCTGACAACGCAGCACGAACGTTGGCTGCATCGGCAGTATCTGAACCAGCTGGCAGGTCAATAATAGTAGTGACCTGCATATTCTGGAAAGGCTGCCCAGCCAGCGGAAGAACACCCTTGCGGGTGATTAACTTAAACGTGTTGCGCGGGACATCCTTTATCAATCCCGTCGTCGGGTTCGGTTTCCCAAGAAAGCGGAAAACTTTAGGCCTGAAGAACGTGATGGTAAAGGGTGAAGACATACTGTGCGTCGTGACGCCGGTCTGCGTTCCACCGAGCGCCGTAACTGCGACCTGCTTACCGGTAATATCCGGGGCGGAGTCCGTTACATGCGTATAAGTGGGCGAAGTGAGGCCAGTCTGCGCTTGTCCAGTAATTGGACTAGTTAGTGCAAATGACATGATTGTCCCTAAATATAATTAGACATAGATTTTCATCTATGCCAATTGCGGGGGTTATGTTGCGGATGAAGAGCGTTGGCTTGAGATAACAGAGCGTCAATATTTGCAAGTTGACCCCCTGTTAAATCAAAGTTGAGCTGCAGAGTCGGCAAAGGAACGTCGACATCTGTAGATCGATTAACGGTCTTCTTATTTAGCTCGTGAAACCTAGAACTACCACTCGAAGCTTTGAAAGTCCAATTAGCACCTGGCGCACTCCCCGGAACGAGTTTGTGGTTTCCAAACTTTCGGATTCGCACAACTTCGGTACGGTTAGTGTAAGCCAGATGTTTAGTTGAAACAATCGAGGCCGTGAGTATATCTCCAATATTGGAGAAGTAGTCTGCTAAGAAGGACCAGGGTAGTAATTCCCAAGCCGCTGGGATGAAGTTCTGAGGATTAAATCCAAAGAGATCATCATTTTGCCAGCTGGGCCCTTTTACTTGAGCGACAACCGCGCCTTTATAACGAATGATACGCTGCTCTATAACCATAGAGGAGACAGTATGATAGTAATTTCCACCATCATACTGAACGACGACACCAGGCCAATAGATAGAACCATTGAGCTTAGTGGCGTCGTACCATTTCTGGGCGCCTGCCGAGATTTTATAAGTCTTGACAGGTTTCATTAGTCTCCGATAAGCTTTGACTGCATCTTTACAGTCATTGATTAAAGGATTCCAACCAAACGATTGCTCAAGCCAAGCCGATCCAGCGTCATTAAGCCACTTTTTGGGATTGGCACGCTTTCTTTTACGTAGCGTGTCAAGAAAATCCTTAGAAAGCGACCGAACGCCCTGGAGCGGATTGAGCAGCATGCGTAGCGTCTCTAAAAGCTCTCCAGCAAATATATACCCTTCAAACTGGGTATGTATCGCACGGAGTTTCTTATAGAAGCTTGCGCGCGCTAGGTTGTCCACAAAGACGGAATCGAACTTAGGACTGAAGAGACTACCGCCAAACACACCCGGATCATTCACGTTGTTACGTAAAAACGTATCACCGCGATTATTCCTTGTGTGAATGCGACCGTCCACGTTGTAGCGCCATTGGCACCAATCTTCGTGTTCGGAAGTACGTGAGTAGTCAGCACTGCATAACACCGCAGTCATTGGTGTTGTAGCGTTTCCGCCAGCCTCAATGATAGATCGCCACTTAGGTAGAGCCTGACCGGTCCGAGTACGGGTTACATTCTCTATTGCATTAATAGAGACAAACCAGTTACTAGAATCGGGAGGCGCCCAAGCACGACCTTCACTTTTGACTGGAAAAGAAACTGTGTTGACTTTAGTTATAGTCACGTATTGTCTCAATCAGTTCAAGACTTTTCCGAGCTTTTTGACACCAGTCACAACGGTG